ATATTGACTGGGGAGCACAAGAGGCAAATAGTTTTATTGTGATTGAATGCTACAGAGCAATGGATCCTGCAGACTATTCAAAAGTATTCAATGATAGTTTTGTTAAAAAATATTTGACTGCTTCAATCAAGAAACAGTGGGGACAAAACTTGATCAAATTCCAAGGAGTAAAACTTCCTGGTGGTGTTGAACTAAATGGTAGAGCTCTATATGAAGATGGGCAGAGAGAACTGGATGAGATAAGACAGAGAATGTCATCCGACTATGAACTGCCACCTATGGACATGATTGGGTAATAAGTATGTCATTAAATCCATTTTTCCTCCAAGGTTCTACAAACGAACAATTTCTTGTTCAGGATATCATTAATGAGCAGTTAAAGATTTATGGTGTAGATGTTTATTATCTACCAAGAAAGATTTTCAAAACTGATGATATCATAAGAGAAATACAATCATCAAAGTTTGATGATGTTTTTATGATTGAGGCATATATTAATAACTATGAAGGATATGCTCCAGACAGTGACATTATGACCAAGTTTGGTCTTAGGTTAAAAAATGAAATAAGTTTGACCATATCTAGAGAAAGATATGAAGAATTTATTGCTCCCTTTTTGGAAGGTATTTCTTCAGGTATCAGAGAAGGTAGAATCACCGAGTATGATTTTGCCGATTTGATCACCAGACCAAAAGAAGGTGATTTGATTTATTTCCCTCTCGGTGAAAGATTATTTGAGATTAAAAGAGTTGAGCACGAAAAACCATTCTATCAACTAGGATCAAATTACACTTATGAACTAAGTTGTGAACTCTATGAATGGGAAAATGAACTTATTGATACTGCAATTGAAGAAGTTGATAATACTGTAGAAGATGAAGGTTATATCACATCCATCACAGTTGTTGGAACTACAAGAACTGCAGTAATAACTGCAGGAATTTCAACAGGTGCAGTTAGTGAAATATTCTTGAATAACGATGGTTCTGGATATCAAACAGCACCAACCGTAACTTTCTCTAATCCACCAAATCTTGGTGGTGGAAATTTCCCGGCAACTGCAGTTGCTATAACGACAAGTGTCGGAAATGTCCAATCCATATTAAGATTAGAACTTACAAGTGGTGGTAAAGGATATATAACTCCACCCACGATTACAATCTCCGGTGGAGGGGGAACAGGGGCAGCTGCCACTTGTTCAATTGGTGGAACACAGTTTAGTGTAAGTGGTATTAATATAAGTGATAGGGGAACAGGATATGCATCTGCACCTGTGATAACGATTAGTGGACCTGGAACTGGAGTAACTGCAACAGCGATTGCTAGGATTAATGCAAATACTGAAATCGATTCAATCAGAATTCTTAATCCTGGTATTGGATATACAGAAGCACCAACAGTTTCTATTGCAGGATTCTCTACCATTGGCATTGGAACCTTTACCTATAATGAGATTATTACCGGACAATCTTCCGGAACTACGGCAAGAGTTAGAGACTTTAGAACTACAGTATCTCCATTCCCAGGAAATCCTCCCGTCACCAATGTTAGAGTATCACTAAATACTGGTAAGTTTAGTGTGGGTGAAATTGTTGTCGGATCAATTTCTTCCGCCAGATATGTTGTTTCACAATATGATGATGAAAGTTATGACAACCCATATGATGTTAATGAAGAAATCGAAACAGAAGCAGACGGCATACTAGATTTTACAGAGTCAAATCCATTTGGTAATTATTAATGTTAGGAACCTATTTTTATCACGAGATAATAAGAAAAACTATTATTAGTTTTGGAACTTTATTTAACAATATTTCAATTCGACACACTAAAAGTGATGGTAGCATCTTAGATGAGACTAAAGTTGGTCTTTCTTATGGACCAATGCAAAAATTCTTGGCAAAGATTCAAGAGCAAGAGCAGTTATCAAAATCGATTGCAATTACTCTTCCAAGAATGTCATTTGAGATGACTAGGATTCAGTATGATCCAACTAGAAAAACTGGAGTAACTCAAACGTTTAAGGCAAACGATACTACTGACAATAAAACTAAAAAAGTATTCATGCCGGTTCCTTATAATATTGAGTTTGAACTTAATATCTTTAGTAAGTTGAATGATGATGCCCTTCAAATCATTGAGCAAATACTCCCATTCTTTCAACCATCATTTAACCTAACTGTTGACTTAGTTGAGTCAATCGGAGAGAAAAGAGATATTCCCATTATACTTGACAGTATTGATTTCCAGGATGATTATGAGGGTTCTTTTGAGACCAGAAGAGCACTCATTTATACTCTAAGATTTACTGCAAAGACTTATCTCTTTGGTCCTATTGCAGAGTCTTCCGATGGACTTATTCGTAAGGTTCAGGCAGATCTTTACGGTGATACAAATACTCAAACTGCAAGACGTGAAATGAGATATACTGTTGTTCCAGATCCAATCAGTGCAGAACCAGGTGATGATTTTGGATTTACAGAAAACTGGTCTTTCTTACCAGATTCTAAGGGGTATAGTCCAACTAGACAAGAGGATATTTGATTGTTATGAGTAATAATTATGATTCCATAGATGAAGCACTCAACACAACGAGTGAGATTGTTGAGGTAGAACCCACAAGGAAAAAACCAGAGATTGTAAAATCTAAAGAAGTTGATATTGAAAAAGACTATGAATATAGTCGTGCTAACCTCTATTCCCTCATAGAGAAGGGTCAAGAGGCAATTAACGGTATTATGGAGGTAGCAGGTGAAGGGGGCAGTCCAAGGGCATATGAGGTTGCTGGACAGTTGATTAAGAGTGTTGCGGATACCACTGATAAGTTGATTGACTTACAAAAGAAACTTAAAGATGTAGAAGAAGACTCTAGGAAAACTACAAACAATGTAACTAATAATGCGGTGTTTGTTGGATCAACTTCAGAACTGCAAAAAATGTTGAAACAAGGTTTTCTAAATAGTAATGACTCAAACACTAAAAATGAAAAAGTGTAAGCAGGGATACTACTACTGCTATAAAGATAAAAAGTGTAAGCGAATCCCAACAGGATATCGTGTGGGTCTTGGTGGTTGGCTCCGCAAAGAAAACGGGGAAGAACAGAAGGATACAAAGAAAAATGGAAATCACTCGAATGGCAATGGAAGTGGGAATGGGGACTCTAATGGGGGTTCTAATGGCGGAGGCGTCTCCGAAGGTTGGAGTCAAAAGTATAAAAGGTCCATCGATTGCAATAACCCAAAAGGATTTTCTCAGAGAGCGCATTGTCAAGGAAGAAAGAAGATGAGTGAAGAAAAGAAAGATCACGAATACTCTATGGCAAGATCTGAATTGAAAACCGTTACTAATGCTGCCAAACGTCTTCAAAAGAAGATGGGTAAAAAAGGTGAGGGTAATCTGCAAGCATGGGTTCAATCAAAAATTACCAAAGCAGCAGATTATATTGATACCGCAGCAGATTATGTAACCAACGAAGAGACTGTCAAAGAAGAGGGACTTCGTGATTGGTTTGGTAAATCCAAGTCAAAAGATGGCAAAAGTGGTTGGGTTAATGTTGTTACAGGTGGAACCTGTGCAAGTGATGAACCTGGTGAAGGAACACCAAAGTGCGTTTCTTCGGCAAAAAGAGCAAGTATGAGTAAGGCAGAGAGACTTTCTGCTCAAAGAAGAAAAAAGGCAGCAGATCCGGGACAGCAACAAAAATCTGGTGCTGCAAAACCAACTTATGTTTCTACAGATCCAAAGAAGAAAATGAAAAAAGAAGAAATGGAATTGTTAGAATACAGTGGATTAGTTAGATCCGGTATTAAAGTTGCTGGAAAAAGAGGTGGTAGAGCAGTACAAGGTGGATTAAAATCTGGTAAAACTGCAACTAAAAATGCAATACAAAAAAATGAAGCAGGAAAGGGAGAAAAAATTGGTAAAGTTATTGGTGGTGTCGTTGGTGGTATAGCAGGTGGTGCTGCTGGTGCAGGAGCTGCATCTATTGGAACTGGAATTGTTGGTGGTGAAGTAGGGGAAAGAGTAGGTGGTGCTATTGGTAGAAAGTTTGATAAAAAGAAGAAAGAAGAGGTAACAGAGGCAAAGGATAAACCGGGTAAAGGTAGTGGCACCAAAGATGCCTGCTATCATAAGGTCAAGTCACGTTATTCTGTCTGGCCTTCTGCATATGCCTCTGGAGCACTTGTAAAGTGCCGTAAGGTTGGTGCCGATAACTGGGGAAATAAGTCTGAGAGTTACGATTTCTCAAACTGGAGAGAAGACTTCAAGGCAACTGAATATGAGTTTGTTGATCTTATCAAACCAGAACCACTAAAAGGTGAACAGATTGATGAAGGTCAAAAGTGTTGGAAGGGATATGAGAAAAAGGGAACTAAAAAAATGTTTGGTAAGACCTATAATAACTGTGTGAAGAAAGAGGAAAATGAAATTGATGAGGCAAAGCACACACCAACAAAATCTGATTTAGAATCAAAAATTGGTGGAGGTAATCTCAAGAAACTTTCAAAAAAAGCATCAACAAGAATTGATTATGACGTTGATGGTGATGTAGATCCCAATGACAAAGTTGAAAAGAAAACTGGAGAATATGGAGAACAACTTCCAACTCCATTTGGTAAGTTTAGAACTGGAGATTCTAAAAAAGTAAAAGTTAAAAAAGAAGAGTTTTCTGATTGGAGAGCAGAACTTGATGAGGATTGGCAAAAGGTCAATAAATCCGATAAGACTGATGGTATGAGTCCTGCAGCAGTTAAGGCATATCGTCGTGAGAATCCTGGTTCTAAGTTGAAGACTGCCGTAACTGGTGATCCAAAACCAGGAAGTAAAGATGCCAAACGCAGAAAGTCTTTCTGTGCAAGATCTAAGGGTCAACAAGATATGCATAACATTGATTGCTCCAAGACCCCAGACAAACCCGTTTGCAAAGCCCGTCGTCGCTGGAAGTGCTGATCAATGAAAAGTTTTCAACAATTTCTCTCAGAAAGTATCACCATCAACGGTGATTTCAATGGAACCCTCAACGTAGGGGGTTCTCAACCAGAACCTGCACAAGAATCTTTCTTTGCTGATGTTATGTGGGAAGGTAAACTTTATCGTTTAGAAGTAGAAGGCAAGATGCTTTCTAAGAATGAACTTGCAGAACAAATTCAGGGAGAGTATCCTGGAGCGATTGTTCATCAGATTTATCCTGGTCAGGTAAATACTTCAAGAATCAAAAACGCACAAAGATACCAACCAGAAAGATTATCGTGGAGTGATTAATGGCACAGTGGAATAAAAATAACCAAGATTACCTCAACCAAGAGAGATCTCTTTTTGAGGTTTATATGTGTGCCGATAGATACGGCAACATTGATGGGTGTAATGGAACTGCAAGTGGAAGTGGTGCATTTGGAGAACAGATTGTATCTCAAATTACACCAGTATTTCAACTTGACGGATTATATGGATTAAACTCTGATAGGTTTGAAAGATAT